GACACTCCGGAGGCACCCTTTTGGTGCCGGAGCCGCTTGATCCCTCTGATGATGCGGGCCAGGATCCGGCGTATACCGTGCGCACCGGCTCAACCGTCACGGGCCGGGCGGCGGCGGCCACGCTCATATGGGATGCGGCTTATAACGGCACGTCCAACATTGGCGGGCGTCCGGACATCACGGCAAAACAGTGGACAATGCCCCCCGGATATGGCATTGCGGTGGTGCTCACCCAAGCCATTTCCAGCTCCGTCCCGTTTTTTATGAGCATCACCACCACGCAAAGCGCCTCTTAATTGGCCCATTTCTTGCGGCTAGGGCCGTCTTGCAATCAAAATGGCGTTGGACGGCCTTTTTTGGCCAGCGTTTTTTATTATCGCGACACGTTTGCCGCATAATGACCGGCAAACCGCACGCACTCACAAGGGATCGCCCGTATGCCAAACCCCACCCGCTCTGAAGTACACGTTAACCGTCCGCTTGGATCGATCGCGGTGGCGACGATGCAGGACGCCAACAATTTCATTCATGACAAGGTGTTCCCGATCGTCGGGGTTGTTAAGCAGAGTGACAAATACTTCCAGTATGACCGGTCCTATTGGATGCGGCCCGGTGCGGAAAAGCGCGCCCCCGGTACTGAAAGCGTTGGCTCGGGCTGGTCGGTAGACAGTAGCCCGTCCTATTTTTGTGACGTTTATGCTCATCACGTGAATTTGGATGATTTCACCATCCAGAATTGTGATGACCCTATTGATTTGCATCGGGACAGTGTTGAGTTTTTGACACAGAAAATGATGCTACGCCGTGAAAAGCTCTTCATTCAGAGCTACATGGCACCGGGCGTTTGGGGCGGTCTGATGACCACCAACGGCTTGGGCGTGCGCGTCCCCACGGATTTCACCCCTAGCGTTTCTTGGTCAAGTGACAATAGCAACCCCATTGCGGACGTTGCCATGCTCAAGACTGAGATCACCCGCACCACGTCCCTCAAGCCCAACACGTTGGTGGTGAGCCATGACGTCAATGAGCGTTTGAAGCAGCACCCCATGGTGTTGAGCCGCATCCTCTACAGCCAGCTCGGCATTGCCACGGAGCAATTGCTTGCTCAGTTTTTTGGCGTAGATAAGTATCTGGTGGCCTCCGCCGTTGAAAACCGCGCCCAAGAGGGCCAGACCGGTGACTTTGACTTTATTAGTGATAATAAAATCTTGCTCACCTACGCCGCACCGTCGGCTGGAATCCTCCGGCCAACGGGCGGGTATATTTTCTCTTGGACAGGCATGTATGGTGCCTCCGCCATGGGTAGCCGCATCAAGACCATGCGCCTTGAGCACTTGGCCTCCGAGCGGGTTGAGATGGAAATGGCGTTTGACATGAAGCAGGTTAGCCCGGAGCTTGGAATCTTGGGCACCAACTTGTTGGCGGAGTAACGCGTGCGCTATATCGCGCTCCGTAAATTGACGTATGTTGGGGGGGACGGTAGCAAATATGCCGTCCTCCCCGGTGAAGGCGTCCCGGATTTTGAATCATGGTCCGCTGCCGTCAAGCACGCCCATCTTCATAGCCGGGCCGTGGCGGACCGGGGGGGATTAACGCCGGAGATCGTTGATGGGCGGATGCGCATGACGGTTTATGGCAAAGTCTCCGACGCGCCCGCTAAGGAGCCGGAGGCCGTCCGTGAGTATGTGCAAAAGAAGATTTACACATGCCCTCATTGTGACCATCCGGGCTTTAGCATCAAAAACAGTTTAGACAAGCACATAGACCGTAAGCACTCCTAAAGGGGCAGCCATGGCTTTTACCTACTCCGGTGACCCTAGCCAAAGCCCGCTTGACGCCGTGCGCTTTGCCATTGGTGACACCGATCCCTTGCGCCCTCAATTGCAAGACGGTGAGATCTTGTTTTGCTTGTCTCAAGCGGGCGGCAACGTGGGCATTGCAAGCGTCACCGCTTGTGAGGCCGTTGTCACGCAATTGAGCCGCATGTGCGACCAAACCGTTGGCTCCGTGTCCAAGTCTTATAGCCAGCTCATGGGCAACTATAAGGAGGTGTTGGGCAACCTACGCCGGATCGCGGCCAACACCGGGGGCGTCCCCTTCATTGGCGGCATCAGCCACACGCAAAATGCCCTTCCTTACCGGGACCGGGATTATGTGCGGCCTCAATTCACCACCCGGATGATGCATGGGCGCTATGGATGGCTTGGCAATCCGCTCTCAGGTGAGCTTGCCCGATCCAACAATCCGGAAGAGGAAAGCCGGTAATGGCAAATCTCTTGCACGTCCGCATCAAGACCACGACCAAGGGTGACGTGCTTTTTGAGGATTTGAAGCGGCAATACCGTGACCTATCCCGCAAGCATGTGTCCGTGGGGATTCTTGAGCCGCACCGGCGCTACCCCAATAGCAACGCTATGGTGGGGGAGGTGGCCTTATGGCAAGAATTTGGCACCCAACCCAAGGGCGGGCGCCCCGGTATTCCGGCGCGTAGCTTCTTGCGCACGCCTTTTGACAAGGGCCTTGGCGCCCTCTTTAGGCTTAAGACGCAATTGCTAGGGATGATTGCGGATGACCGGATCACGGTCACCCAAGCCTTGCAAAAGCTTGGGGCGGACGCGGTTAACCGCATCCAAACGACCATTAAGCGCCGCATTGCTCCGGAGCTACGTCCCTTCACGCTGGAAAAGCGCAAGGAGCAAGGTATCACCGGCACCATCCCGCTTTATGCCACCCATTTTCTTTATGATAGCATCCATTTTGCGGTGCGCACCACGGGCAAGGATGATTGACCATGTGGCTCCTTGACGGTCCCCTTGAGCTTTTGGATTGTGACGAGCGGTTGACCGTGGTGCGCCAAGGGCGGGTTGTTGATACGGACATAGCCTATGAGGACGGGGTGGCGGTGGCGCTACGTCCCCCGGACACCTTTGAGATCATATGCACCATTCAACCCCTCAATGGGCGGGATCTCCTCTTGGTGCCGGAAGCTTTTAGGGACAAGGAAACCTATTGGCTATGGGTGCGTCACCAAGCGGGGGACGCCTCCGGCCCGGCCATTGACGTGGCGGACGTGGTGTTGCGCAACGGCACCGCCTTTCAGGTGCAAAGTGCGGAAAATTGGGGAAGCTACAGCCGGTGCATGTTGGCGGCCATTGACGTGGGGCTTGTGCCGGACACAAACGGTCCCGTTTACGGGATGAGCATCTATCCGGGACCGGCAAGTTAGCTTTTTTGATGAGTTTGTGGGGGCGGCCCATGATTTTTGTTAGATTCTTCTAATGTTCGTCCCCTTCGCCATTGATTACGTCAACGCCCGCAAGGCATTGGTGGCCGCGATTGTCCTAGGGACCGGTCTTGCCAACAACCGCATTGTGCGGGCGCAAGCTCAAGGGCCCGTGCAACCGCCTCCGCCGCGCCCCTATGCATCCTTTATGGTGCGTATGGCCGCCATGCGCACCGCCTTTAGGGATAGCACCGTATTTCATGACGTTGAGGGCAATGAATCCATCACCATCAGCGGGTATCGGGGCTTGGCCATTGACTTGACCTTCCATGGCAATAGCCAAGATGATGCGTATGGCTTGGCCACCACGTTTCAAGCAAGCCTCTACCGTGAGGACGTGCTTGCAAGCTTGCGCAAAGCGGGGTTTGCCGTTTGGACGGTGCAAGACGTCACCGATCTCACAAGCCTCATGAACACCGGATTTGAGGGGCGAGCAATGGTGGAATTTGAAATGTGGACACGGATTGTGTCAACCGTGGCCGTGGGCGACATTCAAGGCGTGCCTCTTGTGGGTGACGTCACCGCGCAAGGCGTTCTTACTCTCTAACCGGCATTGAAAAGCAAAGGGGCGTGTCCGATGGCAGCCATAGACAATCTCATCAACATTACCGTCACCCAACAAACCCAAGCGGTGAGCGTGGCAAGCTTCGGCATCCCCCTCATTGTGGGCGCAACCGATCCAGGTTGGGCCACGGATATGGTCCGCTCTTACACCGGACCGGCGGATCTCCTTGGGGATGGATTCACCACGGATGCGCCGGAGTATAAGGCCGCCGTGGCCATGTACGCCGGTACCACCGCCCCCACCCAATTTTGCGTGGGGCGCCGCACGGCCGGAAGCATGGCCACCGATCTCACCAACATCTTCAATGAGAATGACAATGCCTATGGCGTTATCTTGGCGGGCTTGCCCACCCAAGACATTCTTGACGCGGCTGCGACCATTGAAAGCTTGACCAAGCTTATGATCGTGTCCTCCGGTGATGACGCAATTGCGCAATCCGGTGATGAGGATTTGGCAAGCCAATTGAAAGAGGCGGGTTATAACCGCACCGGCATTTGCTTCACCAAGAAGAATCCAAGCGGCGTCTTGGAAGCGGCTTGGATGGGTAGCCAGCTACCCCAAACCCCCGGAAGCAACAATTGGGCCTATAAGACCTTGCCGGGCGTGACCGTTGACGCCCTTTCCGGCAATCAACAGACCATCCTTTACGGCGTGCCTGTTGCGGGCGTGGCCGGTAAGAACGTCAACGTCTATCAAAACCTTGGCGGCGCTAACATCACCTTTCCGGGCATGGCCTCCTCGGGACGCTACTTTGACTTGACCATTGGCATTGATTGGCTCACCGCCAACATCCAGAGCGCCATTTATGGTCAATTGGTCAACAGCCCCAAGATCCCTTACACCAACGCGGGCGTGACGTCCTTGATGAGTGTGATCAACGGCGTGCTCCGCACGGCGGAGGCCAACGGTCTTCTTGACGGGCAGGATCCGGAATATCCGATCTATGTCAAAGCGGATTCCGTTGATTCCGTTTCCGTCAATCAGCGGGCGGAGCGCATCTCCCCCAACATCTATTTTGGCGGGCGGCTACAGGGCGCGATTTCTTCAATCATCATCAAGGGCCAAGTGAGCGTCTAAGAACGCAAGCGTAACGTTTCAACCGGAGGCACAAGACAATGGCACAGCCTAATTTCGCCACATACAATCCCGGTGAGGTTTCCCTTACCGTAGGCTCCCTCATCATCACGGGCTACGCTCAAGACACCATGATCACCATCTCACGCAAAACCCCTACGTGGAGCACCACGGTGGGTAGCGATGGATTCGTGACGCGGGCCAAGAGCTTGGACAAGCGCGGTGAGATCACCATCACCTTGGATATGTCCTCCCCTTCCAATGATGACTTGACGGCGCTCTTCAATGCGGATGAGCAAACCGGCAAGGGCAATTTCCCCATCATGATGCGTGATGGTAGCGGTACGTCCGTTGCAAGCGGCGCGTCCGCTTGGATCGTACAGCCCGCCACCATGGAATTTGGCAACGGCGTCTTGGGCCGCCAGTGGACCTTTGAGGTGGCCGTGCTCGCTATGAATGTTGGCGGTAACGGCTAATGGATGTCATCAAAAATGATCGCGGTCTTTATGAGGTGACATTGAACACGGAAGAGGGTGACAAGACCTTCACGTTTCAAAAGTGGGGCGCTGAAGAGGCCACGGACACCTTGCTTGATATCATTTCCGTGGTGGGTGAATCCATGGGCGGCCTCTTGAGTGTGCTTACCGGCGGCGGTGCGGACCAAGACGTGGGCAGCGCCTCCTTGGAAAGCCTCTTCCGCCAGCTCACCTTGGGGCTTACGCGCAACAAGGATTTGACCAAGCGCATCCTCAAGAAGCTTTCAAGTGACCGCGTGCTTTGCAATGACGTGCCGGTTGATTTCAAGGCGTTTTATAAGGACCGGTTGCCCCTAAGCTTTGCCGTAGCCAAGGCGCAGCTAGAGGTGCAATACGGAAATTTTATCGCCGCCGCCAAATCCCTAGGCCTCCTAGGGCCGTCGGCGGCAAAAGTGACACCAAGCCAGTCGTAAATTTCAATTGGTGGTATTGGCGTCCCGTGGTGGCGGGGTGGGGATCGTTGATGGAAATCAAGAGGGAGTGGACAATTGACGCCCTAAGTGATGCCCATGAGATCTTGGACATGCGCGAGGACGCCGAGAGGCAAGCCATGCTTGAGGCGCAAGCCAAGCAAGGGGGCAGGTAGTGCCAACCTTACGGGAATTGATCACCAAGCTTTCCTTTCAAACGGACACCAAGCCTTTAGATAAGGTTGGCAAGGCCATTGAGGGGATCCGGTCCCGCCTCAATGTCCTTGTTGGCATTGAGGCGCTTAAGGGCTTGGCGTCCCTTACGGATAGTTTTGGCAATTTTGCGCTTGATTTGCGCAATTCAGCCGCCGCCGCCGGATTGACGGCGGAGGAATTTCAAAAGCTCACCTACGCGGCGGGGCAAGCCGGTGTTTCACAAGAGGCCATGGGTAGCACCCTCAAGTCTCTTAACAAGCACTTGCAAGACGCACGCCTAGGATCGGAGCAAGCGGCGCTCGCGTTTGCTTATGCGGGGGTGCCCGCCGAGCAAATCGGCTCATTTAGAAATGCGGAAGATGCTCTTTATGCCGTAGGCAAAAGCCTCAATGCCATTCAGGATCCGGTGCGCCGGGCCACAAGCGCCCAAGAGCTTTTGGGGGACCAAGGCCCGCGCCTCCTTGCGTCCTTGGCGGCCACGTCCGGTGGCCTCCGTGAATTAAGCCATAGTGCGGAAGCGTCCGCCGCCGCCGTAGGCACCAAGAATCTTGATGCGTTGGCTAGGACGGAGCAAGCCCTTACCGGGCTACGGGCCCAAGCCATGGCGCTTGCGCGCAACGTGGCCGCGCAGCTCGCCCCGGCGCTTACCACCGGCATCAAGGCCATCACCAAATGGGTGTTCACCAATCAAGGCTTGGTGCGCGCTGATTTCAAGGAGTGGGCCAAGAAAGTAGCCTATTACTTGGGCGCGGTGGCCGGAGTGATTGCCGGTGTGGCCCATGACGTGTCCCTTTTGGTGCGCCGGTTTATGGATTGGGGCAAGACGTCCGGCGTCTTCAAGCGGTTGGGTGAGGATTTCAAGACCATCGGCAAGATCCTTACCCCTCTTTTTGCCGCGCTTTATGCCACGGCGCTAAGCCTATCCGGGGTGCTCACGGATGTTTTTGAGTCGGCGCTAAATAGCTTGGACCGGCTGATGCGCGCCGTGGGTGACGCCGTGATGAAGGTTAGCGATCTGCTAACCCATCCCTTTGACTTTTCAAAGTGGGAAGAAGCTCTTGAGAGCATCGCCAAGCTTATTTATGAGATCGCCAAGGCGCCCACGGACGTCATTGTTACCGCAATCACAAGCCTTTATGATGCGGGCAACAAGCTCTTCCAGCTTCTTTTTGGCAAAAGCTTTTCAGAGACATGGCTTGGCCAAGCCATTAGCGCGGTGGCCGGTGCGCCAAGTAAGTTTGCAGACATGCGCGCTTTCAAAAAAGGGCCCATCAGTAGCGGCGCGAGCGGCAATGCGCCGGATTCAGCCGCCTTGGGCTACTTGATGGATCGGACGTCCGGGCCCATGCAACAAGGCAACGCGCCCGCGCCCGCCTCTGTTGCGCCCGCCACCGTGACGCGCTTGGCGCAAGCCCCAACGGTCAACACCCCTATCACCGTCAATATCCAAGGTGACGCCAACAGCGCGCCCGTCCTCAAGGCGGTCAAGGAGGGCGTGCATGAGGGCGTCAATTCCGTATTGCGCTACGCTCAAGCGGACGCCGCTTCCGGGATGCTCTACTGATGGCCGGTCTTAACAACAACGCCCTTAATGGCACCATCATCAACGTCACCGGCGTGGCGGCGGGCCTTGCGCAACAAACCGGCCTCTTAAGCCAGCTCGAGGGGCAGCCTAGCCGGGTGCAATTCATTAAGCCCGGCCTTGGCACCGTGCTTGCCTTTGATGCGTGCATCAATGAGGCCCATCAAGCCTCCGCCCAACCCACCATGTTTCCGGTTGAGGACGGTAGCGTGGTGAGTGACCATGTGGTGCTCAACCCCATCACCCTAAGCCTCACCGGCGTCATCAGTGACACGCCCTTGCCGGAAACCCTCAAGGACACGTTGACCCAAACCCTAGGGGCGGCGGCCACCACGTTGCTCCCCCCGCTCGGGGTGACCGTGGCCTCAACGGCCTTTGCCATCTATCAAACCGGCCAACAAGACACCAAGCGGAGCAAAACCGCCTATAGCATCCTCATGGCGCTGATGCGGGGCAACCCCAACGCAAGCCCCCCAACGCCGCCGGTGCCGATCACGGTCCTCACAAAGTATGGCCGCTATAGTGACATGATCATCACCAATTTGACCTTCCCGGTTGACGCCTCAACGGACGGGCAGCTAGTGGTGACGGTGGATCTGATGCACATGGTCCGTGTGGCACCACAGGTTGTTAACCTTGCGTCCTTGTCCAACGCCGCGCTTGCGGCCGAGCGCATTGATGCGGGCGCGCAAGACGCTGATGGCAATGAGATCGTTGAGGCGGCCAAGGCCGGATTCAAGAGCACCTATGATCCAATTGCAAGCATCGGGGACCGGTTGCTTGGCACCGTGAGGCCCTAACATGGCAAGCTATGTCCGCATCCCTCTTGATCAAAGCGCCCCGTGGTACACGCTGCAAATTGCCTTGGGGCAGGTGACCTATAACCTAGAGCTTGCTTTCAACACGCGCCGTGGCACTTGGACGCTAAACATCTATGACATTGCCAACACACCGCTCTTGATGAGTATCCCGCTACTCATCCGCCGGGATCTTACGCGGGCTTACCATACCCTTAACATCCCCTCCGGCGCTTTTGTTTGCCTTGATGACACCGGTGATGGCACGGAGCCGGGCTTGGGCTCTTTCCTTTTGGATCACTCCCTTTACTATGTGGAGATTTGACATGCTCAAGCGATTCTTCGAAAGGCTTTGCGCGTTCTTTAGCCTAAGACGCCGGATTTGTGATCACCGGATGGGCCCGTGGCTTTATGTGGATGATAACAAGTACATCCGCCAATGCTTGCGGTGCGCGGTTTTTGAGGACCGTGAGATCATCACCCATTCAAGCAACATTGCCCGTGAGCATTACTGATGCTCACCGCCGCGCACCAGCTTCTTTACGGCCGGGCTTATGATCTCAAGGTGGGCCCGGCCACCGGCGGCCAAGGCTTGCGGTTTGGCAACACGGTGCAAAGCCCCACCGCCTTGCATGTGGCCTTTGATATCACCAAGATTGCCCAAGGGGCGGCCAACAAAGGCACCATTACCCTCTTCAACGTCAATCAAAAGCTCCGCACGTCCCTTGTGCGCGGCTATCAAGTCAGTCTTTCAGCGGGCTATCTTGGCCTCATGGGCGTGCTCATCAGCGGCACCGTCTTCAAAGCCACGTCGCAGCGCCAAGGCCCGGATATTGTCACCACCTTGGACGTCATAGACGGCCTCAAGGCGCTTCTTTACAGCCCTTTTGACCGGTCCTACCCCAAGGGGACGGCTCTTGCTACGGTGCTTTCAGACGTGGCCAAGGCCATGGATGTCTTGCCCGGAACGGTGATGGGCTTGCCGGACAAGAAATTTGGGCGCGGCTTTGTGGCCCACGGCCTATGCCGGGACATTTTGGAAACCTTGCTCACGCCCTACGGCCTTGAATCTCAAGTGAGCAATGGCAAGCTCAACATTTTGCCCAAGTCGGCTACGCTCGGCACGGCGGCCATTGTGCTCACCCCGCGTAGCGGCCTCTTGGGCGTGCCATCCGTGGCGCAAACAAGCGTAAGCTTTGAGGCCATGCTTAACCCACGGCTTGTGCCGGGCCAAATGGTCCAACTTATCACCGCCAACACCAACACGTCCGGCTATTTCAAGATCCGGTCATGCAAGATGGCCGGTGATACCCATGGGGATAAGTGGGCGGTGGCTTGTGAGGGCGTGCGCACCACCACCGTGGCCGCCCAAGGCGTCGCCCAAGGCTTTGCCTATGACCAAGCCGTTCTTCCGGGGTTGATCTGATGCGCCCGTGGCTTGCCCCCGTCCTCATGGCGTGCGTGATGGGCAACACCGGCTGCCCCCATGCCTCTGATTTTATGCGGCTGTATGGCTACACGGAAATACGTCCCCCGAGCGGCTTGCTCCGGCCCGGCTCACTTGTGGCCATCACCCGCCGCAACCCCTTTGAGGCCAAGATGATTTGTGATGCGCAAGCGTCCTTGGGCCCGGAGGTGAGCTTGGTGATGAGCCAAACCGCGTCCGGTACGCTCAAGAAGATGCAAGGCCAATCCTCATCCTTGGATGCAAGCGTCTTGGGGATGATTAAGGAAAACGCCCGCTATAAGTACGTGCAAAACATTGACGTCACTTTGCAAAACGTCTCAATCGTTGAGATCACGGACGCGGCCATCTTGGAAAGCTTGGGGGACCGGTCTGATGCGTGCGCCTATGCCGTGCGCCAGCGGGTATCTCAAGGCTACACGATCACCATGATTTCCAGCGCCCTTGTCGCGGACGTCTCTTACACGGTCAATTGGAATGAAGAGGCGCAACATGAATTGACGGAAACGGACAAGCTCAACATCTTGCATGAGCTTTCCGCCACCTTGGGCGGCACCGCGCAACAGGTAACAACCGCTGAAATTCACGCCACCGGCCTCATTTGGGGCATACGGGATGACGAATACTTGAGCGCCTTGTCAATTCCATTTGTGGATGAGCAACGCTTTGCCCGCAACACCCGGCAAATTGATGTTGATAAGGTGGTGGTGGTGGTGCCGCCCCCTCTTGAGGTGACGCAATGACCTTTCTTGGTGATGTCACGGTGCTTTCCGATCCGGCCTCCTTGGAATCCGATCCGGAAACCTTGCCCCTTGAGGGCTTGTTGCGCCGCCAAATTGGCGCGGCCATCAAGGGCTTGCGGGTGGCTTTCCCGGCGGCCATCACCGCCGTGCAAGCGGACCAAACCGTAAGTGTTCAGCCCTCCTTGCAAGTGCGTTATGCCGGGCGCCCCCCTAGTGACATGCCCATCATGCAAGATGTCCCGGTCATCATGCCCCAAGGCGCAACCTATCGCGCCTCATGGCCGCTCGCCGTGGGGGACACCGGGTTGGTGTTGGTGGCGGACCGGAGCCTTGACGCGTGGCTTGCCGGTGCCGGGGGCGTGGTAGATCCTCTTGATACCCGCGCCCACCATCTAGCGGATGCGTTATTTTTGCCCGGCCTTGTGCCGTCCTCAAAGCAGACTAAGGACACCGGGACGGATCTTGTCTTGGGCAACGGCGCGGCCGTGATGCGCCTCAAGAAGAACGGACGCGTCACCTTGAGCAATGAGGCTCAAGAGATGGTGCAAGTGCTTCATGACGGGATGCAAGCGGTCATCAACACCTTGGGCGCTTTGCAAAGTATGCAAATCCTCACGGCGCTTGGCCCGGCACCGGTGCTTGCAAGCTCCGTGGCCCAATTTGCCCAAATCCAAGCTTCCATGACGCAAATCTTGGCACGGCTTGATACTTTCAAAGGCTAGGGCGGCACGGGTTAGCGCCGCCGTCACGCTTGAGGCATAGTGTTGGCATGATGACCGGCAATGATAGAGCCGCCGCCGTGTACGCGGCCATTGCGGCACAAAGCAATTTTGACGGCCTCAACGCTGATGAGAAGAGCCACGTCAAAGCGCAATTGCAAGCCATTTTTGGGGCGGATTTGAGCTACATCCTCAACACGGCGCAGGTTTTGCCGAGCACGTTGCAAAACCCGGCGGGCCAACCGGTAGCCACCGCCGGTGGGCCCACAAGCCAAACGGGATCTACCACCGCCCCCTCAACCCTTACCGGCACGGGGCGGCTCACATGAGCGATCTTTCCTTGGATTTTGACGCCCAATTGCTCGGGACGTCCGCCTATGCGGATCTGAAGATCGTGGGCGGTGATTTACAGCTCACAAGTGACGCCAACCCCCAAGGCACGGACGCGCAAATTCAATTCACCATGCAACGGTTGCGCCTATTTTTGGGCGAGTGGTTCATGAACACCCAAGACGGGGTGCCGTGGTATCAACAAATCTTGGTGAAAAATGCGGACAAGGCCACGGTAGACGGCCTCTTGCGGGATTGCATCCTTTCAACCCCCGGCGTCACGGCGCTTCTTGCCTATCAAAGTGACCAAGATCGGACCAAGCGCATCATGACGGTATCCTTCACCATTCTCACGGCCATGGGTAAGCGCCTAAGCGCAAGCGTACCCGTGAACATCCAAGGAGGCGCTTGATGTCTACCTACGGTCTTTCCGACGCGGGGTTTGTGGCACCTAGGCAAGCCCAAATCATCAGTGACTTGCAAGCGGCCTTTCAAGCCAAGTTTGGCGCAACGGTCAATCTTTCTTCCGCCACCGTGTTTGGCCAGCTCATTGGCATATTTTCCGAACGTGAGGCGCTTTTATGGGAAGCGTTGCAAGATGACGTCTTGAGCGGCACCCCGGCGGGGGCGCAAGGGATCTATGTTGATAACTTGCTTGCCCTCACCGGCCTCACCCGCCTTGCGGCTCAAGCCACGGTCACCAACCCCACGCCAAGCACCCAAGCCAACGGCATTACCCTCTTCGGGCTTGTCTTGCGGGGCGATCCCGGCACCGTGATCCCTAGAGGCGCGGTCATCCAAACAAGCTCATCCCCCGTCCTCAGCTTCACCTTGGACAATGCGGTGACACTTGGGGGCGCGGTCAATGCGGTGCAAGACGTCTATTTCACCGGGCAAGCCAAATCCGGCGCCCTAAGCCTCACCTTTGCCATGCCCTCCGGGGCGGCGGCCACCACCGACCCAATACCCTTCAATGCATTGCCGGGCCAAACCGTCCTCAACGTCAATGCCACCCCCAAGGCCGGAAGCTTCACCCTCACGGTCAAGGAGCAAAGCACGGACGCCTTGGCTGCCACCGCTACGGCGGCGGACGTGCAAGCGGCGCTACGCAAGCTTGATGACTTGAGCCAGGTGGTGGTGCAAGGGGCGTGGCCCAACCTTGTCATCACTTGGCCCACGGCGGCCAACCCCCTGTTGGGCGTGACAAGCTCCCTTGATGTCAATCTTGTGGCGGTGCAAAGCATTGCGGCCGCAATCCAATCCCTCAAGGATGCGGACACCGGCCTCATGCCGTTGACGGACGTGGTGGTGACGTCCCCCTCCGCCAATCAATGGCGCATCTCTTTTGGTGCGGGTGCTCCGGCGGACGGGCAACCCTCAAGCGCCGCCAAGCCGCAAGCTCTTGCGGTCATTGCGCAAAACACCCTTCTAAATGGCACCGCCGCCGTCAACGCCGCCGTGGCCACCACCGTTAGCGGCGTGGCCGCCCAAGGCGTGGGGACCGCGACGTGCACGCAAACGGGTGATTACCCCGTCTTAGCGGGTGCGTTGAATGTCATTGGCTCAAGCCAACAGGGTTGGGTTTCCGTCACCAATGAGCTTGACGCCTTGGTGGGCCGGGCCATTGAGACGGACACGGAGGCCATGGCGCGCCGGGCGTCCTTGCTCGCAAGCCCCGGAGCTGGCCCGTTGGCTGCCACCTTGGGGCGCTTGCAACAATTGGACGGCGTGACGCGTGCCATTGGCTTTGAAAACCTTACGGCGGCGGCTTTGCAGCGGCTCACGTTCTTGCGCACGCCCACAAGCGGCACCTATTGCATTGGGTTTGGCGGCGGCACCACCGATCCGTTGCCCTTCAATGCGTCCTCGAGGGTGTTGCAAAAAGCCCTTGAGGCGTTGCCCAACGCCCCGTCATGCACCGTTTCCGGCGCATACACCTATGGCTTTGTGATTGATTTTGAGGGCGCTCTTGGCGGCCAAGCGTTGCCTTTGATGGCCGTGGCGCAAGACACCACCGGCGCACAGCTCACCGCCACTTTTGGAAGACCGCCCAAGAGTGTTGAGTACGTGGTGCAAGGCGGTGATGATCACGCCATTGCGCAAGCCATCTTGGATGCGGCGCCCGGCGGCATTGCCACCTACGGCGCCCCGGTCTTGCTCACCACCGGATCGTTTGTGTCCGGTAGCCAAACGGTGCAAATGGCGTCCGTTAGCAACGTGGTGGTGGGCCAAGCGGTGTTTGGCCAAGGGCTTAACCCCGGCTCCGTCATCACCGCCATTGATGGCACCCAAGTCACGTTGAGCTTGCCCGCCCTTTCAACGGCAAGCCAAGTGCCTTTGACCGTCAATCAAACCCTCACTCTTAAGGATTTGGGCGGCAACCCCACGGACATCAGCTTCACCCGTCCTCGGCAAGTGCCGGTCTACCTTAAGATTGCCCTCATCACGGATCTTTATAATTCCCCCGGTGATGAGACGTCCGGCAAGAACGCCAACGCCGTGTTTGATCCGGCAAGTCTGCAAAAGATTGAGGGTGACGTCATTGATGCGGTCAATGCGGTGGCTATCGGCGGCCTCATCACCTTGCACGGCACGGACGGCATAGGCTCAAGCTTTAGAGACGTGCCGGGCATTGTTGACGTGACCCTCACCTTTGATTCCGTGCCTAACCCCACCAACACCGCCACCTTACGGCTCTTGCCCGATCAAGTCGCGCTTGCGTCATCCTTCACCACAGAGATTAGCTACTCATGACGGTTGAATACATCGCGGATCATGCGGCGCAAGCGCAAAGCCGGTTGGTGAGCCAATATCAAAGCGCCCCCAACGTGGTGAGCCTTGTGTCCGCCTTGGCAAGCCGCACGCAAGTGCTCGAGGACGCCATCCGCAAGGTGGCCAAGGGGCGGTTTTTGGTGGATGATTCCGCCACCGGCGCGCAATTGGATGCGGTGGGGAGCTTGGTGGGGATTGCCCGCAACGGCGTCACGGATGCGGTCTATAGGGTACTCATCCGGGGCAAGATTGCCACCAACACGTCCCGCGCCACCCTCAATGATATTGAGGGGATTGCCAAGACCTTGTTTCAGGCAAGCGCCATTTACGCCACCACGCCCAACACATGGGGCCACGCCCGTGCGCACGCTTATGCCCAACTTTCCCTTGCGGTGGCCGATCCTAAGACGGATGCGAGCCTCTATCCGCTTGTGTTGCGCCTTATACGGGCCAGTCTTCCGGCGGGTGTTGTCTTGGCTAGTGTAAGCGTCTTTTCCTCAACGCAAGCTTTTGCGTGCGCGGGCGTGCAACCTTGGGCGCAAGGCTTTGCGTCCTTGGACGGCCAAGGCGGCGGGATGCTTGCCTCCCTCATTGATTCTAACCCGCTCGCTTAAGGAGCACGCCGTGCCTATTAGCAAACCTAATTCTTATCTTGAGTGGGTGCCGGACACCGCATCCAACAATTTGGCGGAGCCTCCGGTTTCCATCCGGGCGGTGGGCTTTCAAGCCGGGCAGCCGGTGCCAGCTCCTTATTTCAATTACACCCTTCATAGCCTTGACCGGTGGGTGCAATACTTGAGTGAGAACGTCAACGCGACCGTGTTGGCGACATCCCTCAATCATTCCATGCGGCTGATGGGCGGCGGAACATTCCATTTTGACGCGCAAACGCGGGCGCTCTCATGGTCCTCAACGTTGACGTTGGCCATCCCCTCTTCAGCGGATACCGTCAATCAATTGCCCCAAGGCGCGGTGATGCTACCCTCCGGTAGCGTGGCGTATGCCAACGTCAACCTACCCTTTAGCACCACGGCGGACGTCACCGCGCAAAGTGACACCGTGCTCAACCTTGGCTATGAGGCGGGCATCAGCCCCGGCATGACCGTGACCGGGCCCGGCATTGCAGATAACACCACCGTCACCGATCTTGAGGACACCACGTGCACCTTGAGCCAACCGGCCACGGCAAGCGGTAGCCAAGTCACGCTTACGTTTGTGGGGACCGGGCCGTTGACCGTCAATGTTGCGCCCTCGGCAACCCTTGTGCCGGGGCCCAACACCGTGGTGCTTGCCCGCGCCACGGCCAACGCGTGTTCCGTGGGCATTGGAAGCACGGAAATGTGGCTCCGTGATCAAGAAAGCCGCACGCTTGTGGCGGCGGGCTACGTCACCACCGTGACGGCACCGGCGGGTGAGGATCTTGGCGCTTTCAAGGCCGTCTATCAAAGCCAAGGCACCGCTGATGGGCGCACCCAAGGGCGCCTCTACCTTGCGGATGCATCCGCCGCCAACGGTGCGCAGCGCGGCCTATGTCTAGGCTTTGTGCATACCGCCACCGCCTCCGGGGCGGAGGCTCATGTGGTGCGTACCGGTATTCTTGATGGCTTTAGCGGCCTCATCACCGGATCGGCCTACTATCTTGATCCGGCTACCCCCGGCGCGATCTCAACCGCCAAGCCCATGGGGCCGGGGCAAACGGTGGCACCGGTGGGCGTGGCGATCTCAAGCACCGCCCTTGCCCTTGCGATTGGCGCCGCGTCTACCGTGGCCACGGTCAAAACATATATTTACATGGGCGCAACATGGAATCCGTCAACGGGACTTCAGCCCGGACCAGCTTATTATGGGGAGCAAGGTAGCGTCATCATTCAAGGCGTGTATGGGGGCAGCGTTGGATCTATGCCGCGCTATTGGACCGCGCCCTCTTCAGGTAGCATCATTGGCCTCAACGGCACCGTTAGCGTTTCCTCCTTGCCCACTACCGTGAATTTTTATGTTTTCAAAAACATTGGCAACAGTAGTGATCCCTCTTACGCGGGAAGAATCGCCATGTCCTCTAATAAGGAATTTGCCGCCGACGTTTACTCAAGCTTCGGGCAAAGCTTTGCCAAGGGCACCTATGCTTTTGCAGCGGGTGACGTGCTCACGCTTTACGTCCGCTCATCAAGAGGCGGCGTTGAAATCAAAAGCAACATTGATCTGATTGTGGATCTCAATTCCTAAAGGACGTCTTGATGCTCTCTAGAAATCTCACCGTCAATTCACAAAACCCCACCGTCAAGCCGGTTGAGCAGCGTGCCGGTTTGCAACCGCCGCGTCCCCAATTGCAGCGCATCATCACGGAAACAAACGTTGCGGTCACCGCTGAGATTGTGGATTACTATCAATCCGGCATGTTTGAAGACCCCAAGGCCCAGCGCGCCTATTTCCGTGGGCCGGAGCTTTTGACGGACGGCCACAAGAGGCTCATCAAGTCATTGCGGGATGAGTGCCACAATCTTTTTGCTAACGGCCGCAATTTGCGGGGCAAGGTCAACGCCCTTGAGGCTAGGCTTTCCCGGCGGGTTGATGAGATTGTGGATTTGCGCCAAACGCTCAATGCCCAAAACGCCACCATTGGCGTGCTTCATAGCGAGCTCGAGGCCGCCAATCAAAGCATCAATGACCTTGATCACGTCATGACGCGATCGCGCACTAGCCGCCTCAAGCGCATGAGTGGAATCATGCATGATGATTCTTTAGAGTTTGTGCAAATCAAAGATGATTCCCGGAGTGAAAGCGTACGCCGCCCCGAGTAAATGGCCGTCCTTGGGCGCAAAGCGTGACCGTGGCCCTTTAGAAATGACGGCGTGGGCCGGGTAATAGTACACTTGCCCGAGCGGCTTGAGATACACCACAAAGCCCGCCGGGACGCTATAGGCGTCATATTGCAGCGCCCGTTGAATTTGGTGCGGCTCTAGCTGGCTGAATGTAAAAAAGGCCGCGTCAAAGCTTTTGGTGTCAACGTACGCCACGCGCCCGTCCCGCCGGAGCACCCTAAAATCCAAATCCGCCCGGATGGGTTGGATGCGCCCGCCGGGCAGATACTTGAAAGACAAGTGATTCTTGAGGGCTTTGAGGCCGTCAACCCCCGCCCGCGCTATGAACATTGCTTCAAAATGCTCACCACGGGCTTTGTTGGCCGCAATGCGGGATGGGGCTTTACGCATCCCAAATCAAGAGGGCGGAGGGGAAGGGGGCGGAAGACGTTGCCCCCTCAAATTTGAGGCGGCCTTTTATAAAGACGGGGCGGGCCGTCTTGATGGCCTCATGCCACCACACCGTGTCCGTCCGGGACGGCACGAGCATGACAATGATGGCGGCGTGCTTGGCCTCTTGGGCGGCCTTTTGCGTCCAATGGCCTATGGCCCGGCCATAGGGCGGGTTGCACCATACCCGGTGGCCGGCCCAGCTCAACGCAAGCCCGTCATGCTCCGGCCAATCATATCTTGCCGGGCATAGGGCGTTATCCTTGCTACACGCTACATCTAGGGTGAAAGAGTAGATACGGTTGAGCTTGTCAAAAAACGCCTTGGGCGTGCGCCAATCCATCCGATCGCTTGAGTAGTGCACCCGGCTTGTCATAGCTCGCCCGCAAAGCAGCCGCACCCGCCAAATTCATGCTCATCATGAGCCATGCCCTCTTGCTTGCGCTCCCTAAATTGTTTCAGCGTCATAGGCACCCGTTGCTTGTTGCGCCGGTCCGTCATGATGCTCACGTTCTTGCCAATGAGGGCCCGCATCTCTTCTTCCTTTTGCTCATGGTAAGCATAGGCGTCCGGGCGCTTCTCGAGCAGGTTGGCAAAGTGGGCTTGCCCCGCCTTGACGCAAAAGCCTCCGCAATTATTGTGCGCAAACCCTTCAGTGTAGAGGCGCGGGATCCTTATGCCGTCATCAATCACCGCTTGCTTGGCTTGGGCGGGGGAGAGATAGGGCGGCTCGCAGAGCGGCGCATAGTAGCGCCACACCTTGTTGCGGTCACGGATCTTCTCATAGCGGTGAGATTCAGACCAATCAATGCCAACGTAGATCCGGCAAGCGCCCGGCTCACAATTCTCTTCAAGCCACCGGTAGCAAGGATCCCGCTTCAATGCCTTGCTACATAGGTCTACCCGGCTATTGCCCAAGAAGCGCGCATCCTTGAAAACTTGCCAAGGCGTGCGCCCTTCGGCAATCCGGGTGACCGGCACGCCCAAGCAAGAAGCGGCGTCATCCAAAAACCTATAAAGGTCTTGGTCCTCTTGCAAGGTGTCCGCAAACAAGAGGGTGACGTGCTCCGTGCCGTGCTCTTGAATCACCCTCTTGGCGGCAAGGTAGCTGCCAATTCCTCCGGAAAACATGACGATATGACGCTCATTCATGACGGTGCATCCTCAAGGCTTTGACGTGAAGGGGTGGTGAGCTTTGTGATGGGTTGATGGGGGTGCGTCTTTTGCCAGCGGTCAAGAATGATGCGGCAATAGGCCGGGCTAATTTCCATGCCGAGGCCCACCACGCCCTCTTGCTCACAAGCCATCAAGGTGGTGCCGCTACCGCAAAAGGGATCATAGGTGACGCATCCGGGACGTTTCCATGAAGAGATGATTGAGGCGGGCAGCGCCATGGGGAACACCGCCGGGTGGCCGGTGCGATTGTGCTTTTCCGCACGGATGCGGAACACGCTATCAACCGGCCTCTTGTCATTGACCCTCCGCTCCGGATCGCCGTCCTTGCGCCTTGGGGCGCCGTCCTTGCCCCGGTACTTATAGCCCCAATTCTTTTTGCCGGCCTCCTTGTTGGGGACGGTATTGTTGATCTTCCCCCGTGACTTGTTGAGGTGGAATATAAATTCATGGCTTGGCCGTGGCGCGCCAATGTTGGCGCCCGGCACCGCTTGCAACTTATCCCAAACGTACATCCCGGCTTGCTTCCATTTCTTGGCACGCATGGCGTTGATCCAATTGTGCCAATAAAGGACCATCTCGCCGCGCCGGTGGATGACGCCAAGGTTGATGAGCATTTGCACGTCATCACAAAAGCCATGGCCATCAAGAGCGCCCATCATCATGGAATCCCAACACTCAATCTTGCGATCATAATCCCGTGCGTCCGCATAGGGCGGGCTTGTCACCACAAGGTTGGGTTGGTCATCCCCAAGTAGCGCCAAGACGTCCGCCTTGCTTGCCGCATTGCCGCACATAAGCCTATGGCGGCCAAGGGTGAAGACGTCACCGGGGGCAATGCTTGGGGCGGCTGATGGGTAAGCAAGGGGCAAAGCCAATGCTTTCATGCGTGCTTCCATGTGCGGCGGATGTTGATGGCCGTGATCACTTGCCGTGTCACGTTATACTCTTGGGCAATGGCCTTGTGTTGATGGCCCGCCCTAAGCTTGGCCCTAATTTCCCTTACGGCCGCTTCCGTTAGCGCCGTCTTCTTATAGGCGGATTGGGCCCTTGGCTTTTTGCGCCGGGTGCGGAGGCTCACGTCCGGCAAGTCTTCAGTAATGAAGCGGTGGCTCCGCCGGTTGGCAATGTTGCACACCATCAAATGGGTGACGCCATAGTGCTCGGCAATGTCCCGCACCCTCTCATCCGTGCGCAACACGCGCATATAGATCTCCCGGACCGTCTTGGCGCTTATTTTGGAATTGCCGTGCACCTTATCCATGGGTGAAGCTAACGGCCCACATCTCGAGGGCAAGCAGGTGATGGTCAATGGATAACAAACAAGAGGCAAGGATTTGCGTTTCCGTGGGCGCTCTTTCTTGTTTCTTGAGAATGTCTATGGCGCGTTTGATGGCGTAGCGAAGCAGGGCTACGTGCTCTTGAGGGTAGAGATTGGCCGGATCGTGCATGGCAAAAAATCTAGGCGATATGGGGAGGTCAAATCAAATGAAAGGTCTACCCTTGGCGTCATAATAGATGACGGGGGATTCACCGGATGGGCCCTCATCACGCACCGGGGGGCTTAATTCCCCGTCACCGATCCGGTAGGCGCCCCAATGTTCGAGCTCCGGGCTTTGATTCCATGTGCTTGGCGGCTGCCCCAACGGCTCATCAAGAATCACGGACGCCTCAAGGGCTTGGGCCTCTTCCTCAATTTGCCGCATGATGCTTGCCACAAAGGCCGCTTGATGATTGCGCCGGAGCGTTTGCACCCTCAAGGGCATTTCTTGGCGGCCCTTATAGCTTGTTGGCCGTCTTTTGAGGGACGGGCGCTTGGGCATGGGCATGATGACCGCCTCAAGTTCTTGGCTCACCACCAAGGGATCCTGATGCTCATACATGGGCGTCTTGGGGAGCACGGCGCTTAAGAGTGCCATGCCTTGCTCCCCTAGGGCTTGGGCCAATTGTGAGGACGGCCTACGGTCAAGCGCCTCCCTCACTTCGTCCGCCAAGCTTTTGCCCTCTTGGCGGGGGAAGCGGGCAAGGGCGCTTTCCTTGGTGATGCTCCGGTCCCGCATCCCGGTGAGGGTGGGCGCAATGATGCTTTCAAGCGCAAGCGCCTCAAGGGATCGGTTGGCCTCAAAAACATCCTCATGGTACGCGTCATCCCTAGCGGATGCGTCATCAAGCGGGCGCAGCGGCCCGTCCGAAAAGTCTAGGCCATCATCATCATCACCGGCGGGGGCGGATTCACCACGCCGGATCAAGCCATGGGTAATTTTGCGTAGCATCCGGTGATGTTAGCGCAAAAGCCGGTGCCTCATGGGGATTGCACAAACGTTACAGCGCCGTTACACGGCTGTCACGGAGGTGTTGCCATGAAAGGCTTTGTTTTCCCGCTCGCGGAGCTTGGCTCCGGACGCTTGGCTAGGCTTTGTGATTTTTTAGGTTTGAAACATGCCGAGGGCGTCGGCTTCTTGATGCTCTTTTGGCTTGAAAGCCGCAAGAGGGGCATTGAAGAGGGAAGCGCCGTTGAGATCTCAAAGTGCGCGCCCATCTTGGGCAACCGGGGGGATGGCCTTGCGGGCCTCCTTGATGCGGGCTATGTGCACAAGCGCCCCGGCAATGAGGATGAGGCCGTTTACGTGATTGTGGATAACGTGGGCCACAATGCCAAAACGTCCCGCGTGGTGGCTCAGTGCAAAAAGGCGGCGCAAGCCCGGCTCAACAAGCAAGCCAAGCGGCCCAAGGCGGCTCCGGCGGTGTCCGTGGCCAAGCCCTCCGCCCTCACCCCAATCCCTTCCGCTTTCCAAGACGCCAACCGTGAGACGTGGGCGGCCTATGCGGAGTGCTACCGGCGCAAGATGGGCCAACCCCCCATCCGCAACGCCAAGACCAATAGCCTCATCAAGCAATTTGTCCAACGGCTTGGCGCCCAAGACGCGCCCCAAGTGATCGCGTTCTTCGTCAATCACCCCAACCCCTATTACATGGGGCGGCTGTATCAATTGGAAATGGCGGTCAAGGATGCGGAAAGCTTGCACACCCAATGGGCCAACAACACCCCCATCACCCAAGGGGACGTGGGCCATTTTGATGCGCAATTGGCTCTTGAGCGTGATCGGCAGCGTGTCCTAAATGGCCAGTTTTGACCATTTGACCGCAAAAACCGCATTTGCGGCAAGAATGTATTTTGAATCAAGAGCGGTCCCTGCCATACTTGACGCGTAGCGACAAGGCTTGAAAATGGCAGATGGGGAGGTTGAGAATGTTACACGTCAAAACCCGGTGCATAGACACTGAGGATTGGTGGATGGACGAATTGACCCGCTTGAAGGAAATTGGCCTAGCCCTTGTAAATGCTTATGCGGCCTACGATCAACGGATCGTGGGCACGGAAAAGTACAAGGTCATGCTTGACCTTTTGCAAGACTTTGAGCCGGTGCAGGTGCGCATGGCCATTAGGGCTTGGATGACGCAACCGCCGGAAAAGGGCCACAAGCCCCGCCCGCCCATGCCCAATGAGCTTATTGCTTTGATGCAGCCGCAACTAACCCCTGAACAAGAGGGTAGTGATATTGCCGGTTTGGTGTGCGGGGCGATTAGCCGCTACGGATGGAATAATGCCAAGGCGGCCAAGGCGGCGCTTCCGGCCGTTGGATGGCAAATCATTCAACAAAATTTTGGTGGGTGGCAAAGGTTTTGTGAGACGGTGACGGAAAAGGATCTTGTCAACGTCCGTGCACAGCTCCGGGACCAAATCGCCGCGTCCTTGAGGCGGCAAGCCGTCACGGCGTCCGATCCGCGCAATCAGCTTACCGGCGGCGGTGACTTTAGGGCGCTTAAGGACACCGGGCGGTCCTCTTGGCAAAGCGCCGGAGCCATTGCCCAAGCCATGGTGCCGCCCCGTTAATTGAGGCGGCATGGTCCGTGGGCTACACTCATGGGCATGTTCTTATGCTCATGTTGGCCACGCCCACGGCCCAAATTAGAGATTTCAAATCCCTTGCCGAGCGACGCCCGGCCTCTTTCCGTCATGCCGCAAGCGCCGCGTACGTCACCCCCGGCGCCAACGCCGGACACGGTTGAGCCGGTGTTGGATCCTCCGGCGCGCCGTGACAGCTTGCTTGCTTGGCTTGACCGTGAGCTTTCCAGTCAAGGGATTTCCCTAAGCCCCATGCCGCGCCCAAAAGGCCCAACGCCAAGGGCCATGAGTGCCAACGGCGGGCAACAAGAGCAAGCCACCCCCACGTCATCACCGGAGGGGAGCATTGTGCATTGTGGATCGGAGGCAGCCACAAACAAAACGCACTCAAGCCCCCGCTCTTCAGACTCATCTCATTACTCTACACTTTACGGTTGAGGTTTTTTGTGGCGGATTTCAAAGCGGCGCTTGCCTATGTTTTAGAGAATGAGGGAAATTTTGTGGCAAACCCATCCGATAGGGGCGGCCCGACGAATTACGGAATATCAACCCCTACGTTGACTAAATACTTGGGGCGAGCGGCCACGGTAGATGACATCAAAAACATTTCAATGGCCACGGTAGAAAGCATCTACCGGCAAAGCTATTGGAACGCCATCAAGGGTGACGCCATCAAGGAGCAAAGCACAGCCACCTATCTTTTTGATATGGCGGTGCTCATGGGCCCACCAAGCGCGGCGCGCCTTGCGCAAGCGGCCTTGGGGCTAAAGGCGGATGGCATCATTGGTCCGTTGAGCCTTGCCAAATTCAACGCCACCGCGCCGTCCGTGTTTGCTCTTGTCTTTAGCAAGGCGTGCATCCGGGCGCTTGTGGCCATTGCCGTTGCCAACCCAAGCCAGCTTGTCTTCTTGAGCAATTGGGTGCGGCGCGCTGATGAGATGACGGATATTCCGGTATAATCTCGGCGCGTCAAAGTGCCTTAGAATGGCTCAAAAAAGCCATCCCGCCCCATTGACGCATATGCACAATCTAGCATAAATCTAACGCTCCCTTCACTACGGAGTGTTTTATGATGGAATCTTCAAATCAGTCTCAATCCCCCACACAAGCCCAACAAGAGCCATTGGTGATGACGGCGGCTCAGTCCTTGAGCCGGTCTAACCGCCGCATCTTGGTGATGGGCCCACGGGGGACCGGCAAAACAACGTTTAGCGTAAGTGCGTCAAAATACGCGGGGGACCGCATCACCGGTCCGGTAAGAAAGTGCACGGACGTCTTGGTGTTCCAAGGTGACAATGAGGGCATCATGGGTGCCATGGATGCGGGCCTCATTGCCGGTAACGTGATTGACATGAGCACCGTTAAGGATTGGCCCGCCTACATCAAGAAGCTTGCCCATGGTCTTCAGTATTTTGACAAGGCGCTACGGGACGGCACCATCAAGGTGGTCATTGTGGATCTGAATTGGCCCGCAAGGCTCATTGATAGGACCGCACCCCTCAATGACTATGGCAAAACAATGTCCGTGCAAGGCGCCCGCGTGTTTGACGCCTTTTCCCCCTACCGGGGCGTGACCGTCATTGGCAACGCGCAAATGAAAGTGCACACGGTGTTTGGGGAAGAATCCCGCAAGGGCGCAACGGATAACGCCATAGCGGCGGCGCACGTCCGGTCTATTGGTGGGGAGCGGTCAAGCTACACCATTGATTTGCCCAAGGGCATGTCCGCTAGCTGGCTGGATAATTCCTCCTTTGTGTTCACGCGCAAGCGGCGGCGGGTGCGGGATGTAGAGAATGACGTGGTGCTTGAGTATTCAACGGTGACCCAATCAACGTCTCTTTATGAGGCCAAGAGCCGCGCCCAATCCAAGCTCAAGACCATTGAGCCGGGGGAGATCACCATGCGCGCCCTCTTGGTGCGGGCTTATGGGGAGGCGGTGTAATGGAATTTGACCAAGACAAGGTTGAGGCCGTCAAAAAGCGCATGGCCTTTTTGCGCCGCAAGATTGAGCAAGGGGATGGGGACAAGGAGCAATTGCACACGCTCTTGGGGCTTGCCTTAAGAGACGGCCTCTTCTTGGGGTTAAGAAAGCATGATCTCTACCCGGAGTTCTACCCGCGCAACCCGCCGGAGGGGGACAAGTGATGGATGAGCAAGATCCTTATATGGCTTACTCTTTATGCGGAAGGTTGCGTAGTGATGGGGACCGCATAGGCACCGTGTATCACGCGGTGGCCGGTGACGCCCGCTATGGCACGGGCCCGGCATTGTGCGGGCGTGCTCCGGGCCGCCGGAGTGCGGGATGGACAAGCTCCCCAAGGCCCAAGGAGGACGTTACGTGCAACAGGTGCCTGTCTAAATTGCGGAGTAAGGGCGGGGCGGCCTCATAGATAGACGCGGGGGTACGCTTCCGCTACCACCGCGTCCCTCTTCCTTGCCACGTCTTGCGGGCTTAGATTGCGGATGTAGATGCTAAGCCCGCTTAGGTAATGTACCGCCTTGTCCTTGCGGAATTGTGCGGATTTGATGTGATCGGCAAACTTTTTGGCCAACGTCTTGACCATGCCCCACGGGGTGTTGGTCTTTTGGTGCGCCTCACGCACCGTATCTAGCGCATCACAAAAGGCGTCTTCAGAGCTTACGCACCGCTGCACCCGCTTTGTTTGGCGGGCCGTGATGTACTTTTGGGCCAGATTGAAGACGTCATGCAAGAGCAACACGGATAGCTTGAGGGGGTAGATGTCCTCAAGCGGGAAATGGCCGTCATCATGGTAATAAAGGTGGTGGCTGTATTGGGCCCAAACGGACAAGATTTGCTTTTCCGTAGCCGGTGGCCGGGCCCGCTCTAGAAATTCATTGGCTTGCACCACCCAATCAAACGCCTCTTCAACGCTTGAGATGACCGTCCGCATGGAAGCGGCGGGCCGGTAAGGCGGGGGGCGGGGGACGTACTCCGGCGGCTCAACCCACCCATTGTTAGGATCGGTCTTTTCCCTAAAGCGGGCATAGGCCACAGACACCGCCGCCCTAAGATCCTCATCCAGTGCCTCAATAGCTTCCATTGCGTGCTCCCTTGGTGCGGCCAAGCCGCTTGCGGTGCCGGAAGGTGGCCACCTTCATGATTTGGGCCTCCCTATTTTTTTGGCCCTTGCGCTTGCGGTGTATAAGGATTTGAGCGCACGCGTCAATGAAATCCTCATGGCTCACCCCAAGGTCCGCAAAGTAGCGCCACACAAGCTTGAGGCCGTGGCGGCGGTTGATGTCATGCACGTAGCGGTAGCTCACGGCGGGTTGCTTGGGGCGCGGCTTGACCGTTGGCGGCCGTGATTCACAAGCGCCCTCATCCGGAGTGGACGGCTCAAGGTTTTGCGGCTTGGCCCTCAGCCACGCATCCGCCGCCGCTTGGCCTTGCTTGCCCAAAACCTTTTCAACATTTGCCCTAGCCGCGTAAGCGGCCTTGCCCTCACTCCGGTCTACCGGCGGGGGTGCGTCCGGGCCCTTGCCTATGCCTTGCGGCTCCGCCTCCGGCGGTGAATTGATAAGCATCTTTTTTGAAGAGGCGGCCTCATCTTGAGGCTCATCCTTGGCGGCCTCATCCGTGGGCGCGGTAGCCTTGGGTGCTTGGCTCTTAAGCTCGGGCGCTGCCGGAGGCGGCGCATGAGAGGCGCAAGGCAAAGTATCTAGGCGTGACATCTCACACAATGGCTCTGAGGGGGTGTTTTGAGGCGTTTTAGCGGGGGGTGGTGTGCGAGCCTCGCACACTTTTGCGCGGTGACGGCGTTGGCGTTCAGCGTCCTTGCGGCGTTGGCTTATAAGGTTGCGGTAGGCGGCAAGGTCCGCCCAACACAAGACATCTACATAGGTCACGGGGCCCACCGTCACCCTTTCAAGGATCCCTACGTCCTCAAGAAGCTTGAGATGGGCGTGCATGGTGCGGCGGCTCACCGTCTCGAGCATCCTTTCCTTGACGGCCTCAAGGGTGATGCGCCCTTGCTTGCCGTGGGCATTGGGGTGCCGCTTGAGGTGGTGGATGACGCGGGAAACGGACAGGCTCAAGGAGGCAAACAATTGGGTGCACCGTTGGCGGTTTGTGTCCCTCTTCAGATCCTCCGGGCAATGGGGATCAAAGTGGCTCCGCAATTCTGCCTTGAGCCAGCTACCGGGGCGGTAGCGGTAACCTTGCGGCTCACGGCCCGTGCCTTGGCACCCGGAGCACGCCTCAACGGGCGCTAAATGATGGGCTTGGTGGCTTTTTTGTGCCAATGACGCATCGCGCATTGCGTTTGCATCTTGAAGGTCCGATTGATTGAAGCTAAGGGCGGTTGACGCGCACATGGCGCTCACTTCCTACGGGCTTGTTTCCCGTGGGTTTTGTGATCCTTGCGGTGAGTAATCCCGCAAGGCGCGGCTTGATACGGAGTAGTGACCCGTCCAAGCCTCCCCGAGCACGGCGTTCTCCGTGCTAAGCGTGATGCGTTGTTAATCGCTCCGCCCGGCCAATGGCAAGGCTTACCTTGGTGGGCTTGCCTTGGCCGGGCGTCCTTGCCGATCCTTTCCGATCATTTCCGGCTCATGAGCACGCCACGCGCAAAGCGGAGGCGCTAATTTGGGGTGCGCCCCCGGACGCGCTAAGATCCATGGCTCCCCTTGCAAGGAGCTATCCATGGCTGATGACACCCAAAAAACTGAATTGATTGAAGACACCACCACCGCCCCCGCCGTTGATGACGCCGCCGCTGAAGACGCGTCCGCCACCACGGAGGCTCTTCCCGCCGCTGATGCACCCGCTGAAGACGCGCCCGCTGAAGAGGCACCCGCCCTTGATGACGCCCCGGTCGTTGAGGACGCACCCGTTGAGGACACCGCCGTTGACACCGCCATTGACGCCCCCGCCGGTAATGACACCGCCGTTGACGCCGCCATTGAGGACATCACCAACGGTGACGGTGCTACCCCGCTCGCCAATGGTGAAGAGGCCGCACCCGCTGAAGACGCCCCCGTTGAGGCCGCACCGGTAGATGAGGCCACCGCGCCTTTGCCCGCCTTGGATGCGCCCGCTGAAGAGGACGCCACCGCCAAGGATGAGGCACCCGCTGAAGAGGCCGCCCCCGCTGAAGAGGCACCCGCTGAAGATGACGCCCCCGCTGAAGATGAGGCGGCGGCCAGCTCCGGTGACAAGGGCTTGGGCGCTACCCATGCCGGGACGGACACCCCGGAGGTGATGGTGAGCAACCCTTGCGATCCGGTCACCGGCAAGCCCCTCAACGGCGCAAGCCACGTTGGCCTCCCCCCTATTACCGGCGGTGGCATTGTGCCGCCCGTTTCAGATTCCGGCCAAGTGGTGCCGGGAAGCGAGCCCATCGGGGACGCCGCAAGCGCCGCCGCTGATGTTGGTGACGCCGGTGATGATGAGGATTTTGAAGAGTGCGGGATCACCAAGCCCGCTGATTTTGGCTTTATGTACGCGCAGATTGACGCCATTGAAGAGCGCCTTGCCCGCTTGCGGGATGCGCTTGACGGTTATGAAGAGATTTGACGCACGCGCGAAAACAGTTTATTGATGCGGGCGCCTAAGCCTCCGGTTTACTCCCCAGTCCTTCCGGGGGCTTAGGCATACCCTTTTGCTTGGATGTTGGCATGGCTCCTTATTTCAGCGTGGTGATGACGTTGGTGGCTTGCGGTGTTGGCATTTACTTAAGTGAGATAAGCCCGCTGATGCCCGGCGCAAAATGGGTGGCTCAAGCCATCTTGATGGCTGCCGCCGCCATCGTCATTTATTTGAATCGCGGGTTACTCTAATCATGCCTCTTGAATCCGGACGCGCCCCCGATCTTACTCACCGCACCCCAAGCCCAACGTTGCGTGTGCACCGTGCAAGCATCACGGAAACTAATGATTACTTTTCACGCCCGGTGGCTCGGCAAAGTTTCAAGCGCAATGCCAGTGACACCATCATGGCGGCCTTTGCGTCTTTTGAGAGAGGCACGCCGTTTGGGCAAACGCCACCGGGCAATGCCATGATGCTTCCGCAATACAGCCCGGTGCCGGATGAGCCTAACGCGCCGGTGCGGCGCGGCTCCGCCACCAATCTATGGGCGGTGATGCGGAGCCATAGATCGGAGCACCCCATGCTTGTCTCATGCATGGCGTTGACCTTGGCATTTGGCGTGGGCTTGTCAGCCGGATTTATTTTGGGGATTTACGTGGCAATCAATCATCTTGATCCGCCGCTTGGGCAACAGTAGCGGGCTAGGCGTCTAAAGAGGCAATATAGGCGTCATACTCCGCCCATTGATAGTCTAGCCTCAATTGCTCAAGGGAGGCGGAAAGCGCCGC